ATTACATTGAACATAATTATCGCCGTTGCCAAGTTCTATTGGACCAGTTGTACAAAATGGCACGCTTGAACCTAAATTCGGTGATGCGTTTAATGTAGTGGATTCGTGTTGATAGATAAAACCGCTTGAATCTCCAGCGATCGGGAAATCAAATACACCTTGATCTATCCAACATCCTCTGTCCAAAGATCCTATGGCCCATGTATTTTCTCTGTAGTTCCAAATGACATATTTGTTTGGTAAATATACTGCGTCACCGACTGGGAAACCCCACCACAATTCGTTGAAGTTTGAGTTGTGTCCACCCCAACAAGCCGCTCTGCCTTGCACATTAAGATTGTCATACACAAAATCATGCACATCACATGGTATTTCTCTAACTGCACCATCATAAATAAAAAATGAGTTTTCACCCATCCAAGATAAAAAGTTACCTGTTGCAACAACTGATCTTCTGCTAACTGCTTTACAATTTGAACCTGCTGTTGCAATACCATAAACAAATGGTGATCCTGTGTAATACATTCTGTTTATGCCAGTATCACTAAAAATAATAACATCATTTTGATATTTGACACCAAGTAAGGCTCTACCGCCTGTAGGTATTTGTAGATCACCAGCGGTATTAGTGGGGCTTGAAGTCCAGGTATTACGATCTTCTCTGTCGGACCATGCTATTTTTCTTGGATCACCGCCTGATCCTATAGCAACTAAATGTCTTTCATTGGTTACAACAATGGCTTGACAGCCAGTTGGCGCTCCAGTCACGACTGTTCCTATAGTATCTGCTGTACCGCCTGTATTAGGTCGCCATTTGTAAATTTTGCCATCACCAGAAAAACAAAATATTAAATCTTCGCCCCAGTTATCAAAAGAAAAGTGTCCAGATGCAAGTGGTAAACCTGATTGTGAACGAGCGTCACCATAATCTTCAACGCCCCAATGAAAAGCACCATAACCAAGAGGATCATTGGCAGCGTCATTTACAAAACCTGATGGCGTAATTTCTGTGACAGTATTTTTATATAGGACATAAACTTTTTGTCTCGTGCCAATACCTAAAACTGCCTCTCCATCATTAGCCGCATAGGCATACATACCAATAGGCTCTCCATCTAATGCTGTTGCAATTAATTTTGACCAACCACCTATTGGCTTCAAAAAACCATTTTCAAAGCGTATGAGATCCCCGTCAACCCAACGACCTTTATTAGCATAATCAGTACCATTTTTGACTATGCCAGCGGGCGGTGTGACGGGCAAAAGAGCCATGTTAGCTATTTGCTGTTATATATGCTTTTCCAGTAGTAACAGCTGTATTACAAGTTTCTTTTTTGCTATTAGTAGAATCAACTATATTAGGTGTATCATCATCACTATCTACTGGCTTGTATAACAAAATAGTTTCTAAATGATCTACATTTCTTTGCACTACTTCATTGATTTCAGCTTGTGTCCAAGTTCCTGCTACTGCGTTACCATCTAAATCAGTTGTGCCGCCCGCCCAACTTGATTTATTACCATTAGTGTTAATGTCATCAATAACTGTAACGCTATCAAGTCCTGCTGTTAAACATTGATTTACTGTTTGTGCCATATCTATTCTCCTTTTAAAGTTTTTATTTCGGCTTTTAGTTCATCTACTTGCGTAGACAGTTGTTGTACTGCTTTAACCATAATAGACATTATTGCTGATGGTGCTACATTTTGTTTTCCATCTGCTTCTTCTTCTAACCACATTTCAAAACCATCTTTTAAATTATGTTTATCAATAGTTTCTTTAACTTCTTGTGCTATAAAACCATGATTGTATTTACCATTCATAGTTCTTACTTCACTATTTTCTTCATATTCAGTCATGTGTGAAGGTATATCTTTCTTCTTTTTCCAAAGAAAAGTAACTGGTCTTAAATCATTTATAAAATCTAGTCCAACTTCCTCATCTTTTATATCTTCTTTTAATCTAACGTCTGAAGGTGCGGTAATAGATGTAGCACCAAAAGCTATATTTGAAACTAAGCCTATTCTACCGAAAGTAAAATTATCATCACCAACACAAGTTGTAACTTCTCCAATGGCTATTTGATGCTCACCTGAGGAACTAGAGGTTCTAGTATTATTACCTATAATTACATTACTGTTACCAGTAATTAGAGTATCTGCTGCATCAACACCTAAACATACATTATGCTGAGCAGTAGTAATAGCTACTCCAGCATCTTTACCAACACATGTATTAGTTGAACCAGTGGTTATAGAACTACCAGCTAAAAATCCTATAGCTACATTATCTCCACCTGTAGTTGCAGCGATTAAAGCGTTACCACCTACTGCTACGTTTTGACTAGCTGTAGTGCTTGCTGATTGAGCGCCATTACCTATTGCCGTGTTTAAATTACCAGTAGTATTTGCATCTAAGGCAAAAGCACCCATAGATGTATTGTAATTACCTGTTGTATTTGAAAGCAAAGTACCCTTACCTACGGCAACATTTTCTATACCCTCAGTGTTTGCTCCTAATGCAGATGTTCCAACTGCCGTGTTGTCACTGGCTGTAGTGTTATCGAATAAAGCTCTATAACCAACCGCTACGTTACTATGTCCTGTAGTATTATCAGATAAAACATTTGTACCAAATCCTGTATTATTGTCTGCTGTAGTATTGGCATCTAATGCACCGTGACCCATAGCCACATTACCTGTACCTGTCGTGTTTACTCCTAAAGCATTTCTACCAAAAGCATTATTGTCTCCGCCAGTAGTATTGGCATCTAATGCACCTGAACCAAAAGCATTATTATCAGCACCTGTAGTATTTGCTGTTAAGGCTGAAAAACCAACTGCGGTATTGTTTGATGCTGTTGTATTTGCCCTAAGTGCAGACTCACCTAAAGCTGTATTTTTCGCACCTGTAGTATTGACAAATAAAGTTTTAAAACCAAATGCAGAATTACTTACTGCTGTGGTGTTAGCTGCAAGAGCTGAAAGACCAACTGCTGTATTTTCTGAACCTGTAGTGTTTGCTGCTAAAGCACTTGTTCCAACTGCGGTGTTATTTGATGCTGTAGTATTTGCCAGTAAAGCTGAACTACCAACTGCAACATTTGTAGTACCTGTTGAGTTCGCTTTAAGTGATTGGTGTCCTATGGCTGTATTATTATCTGCTGTTGTATTACTCTCTAAAGCAGCTCTACCCATAGCAACATTATTACCACCTGTGGTATTAGTAAATAAAGCTGTTTCACCAAAAGCATTATTGTTTGAGCCAGTAGTGACTTTAGCTAATGCTTGAACACCAACACCTGTATTTTGGTCGCCACTTGTTAAATCATCAAATACTTCATGTCCTAAACCTGTGTTGTTATTAGCACCATCAAGTGTACCTGTACCAGCATCATTACTAATAAGTATGCTGTTTGAAAAGTTGGTTATATTAGAAGATATACCTACGCCATTGATTGTGCCACTGCTAATTGCACCTGTGGTGGTGATAGAGTTAGATCCTGTGTCTATAGTTCCAGAAAATGTTGCATTTTGAGCAATTGTAATTTGTTGACTTGAATTTATTGTCATAGCTGGAGTTGTACCAACTGTTGATCCTAAACCAATAACTAAGCTATCTGAACTATCATCTAGTCCTACATAATAATCTTGTGCGTTTCCGTCAAAAACAAGTTTGGTATCTTCTGCACCAGCATCACCAATAGTAAGACTTGGGTTTGTACCTTTTATTATTACCGCACCGCCAAAATCTACTTGGCCCATGTCAACGGCTGTACCAGAAAGACTAAAAATGCCGTCAACTGAATCTAGGTTTGCGTTTAGTTTTGTACCCCAAGTATCAGTTGATGCCCCTACCTCTGGTTTTGTAAGGTTTAAATTAGTTGTAAATGTATCTGCCATAAAATATCCTCTATGCTGCGTCAGTCCAGGTTGTTGTTGTTACGGACTGATCTGTCCAAGTTGTTGTAGCTGGTGTTTGATCTGTATAAGAGGTAGTTGCTACAATCTCTTCCTCCCATTTTAGACCTCCTTCGGCAGAAAATCCACTTGTTTGTGCAAATGTTCCTGCTCCTCTATCTATCTGTCTGCCTACGGCAACAACAGATCCTACCGCTGCAATAGTAGATTGACCTGTAAAAGTAAACCTACCTTCTGCTGTCATATTAGAAATGACAGGTCCAATACTTGCGCCAAGATCAATTTGATGTCCTGTGGCTGTCATACCAGATGAAGCTGCTATGACTGATGCACCTAGGTCTATCTGAACACCAGATGCAGTCATACCTGATGACGCAGATATGGTTGCTACGCCGTCATGTATAAGTGTGCTGTCTGCTGTAAATCCTGAAGATGCTGCTATAGTAGAAGCACCCGTAATTACAAATCTACCTGTTGCTGTAAGTGCTGATGTGCCAGCTATTGTTGATGCGCCTGTAATAACAAAACGGCCAGTCGCAGTAAAACCTGATGATCCAGCCGCAGTTCCCTGCGCAAATTCGTAAGATGGTGTTCCCCAATGACTTCTGCCGTATTTACTGAAGCCGTAGCCTACTGAGGCCATTGTATTAAGCTAATGTAATATCTAAGTCGCCAGCATCAAATCTAAACACATCACCACTACTTACTGTTTTGTTTGCAGTAAGAGCAGCATAAGCAAGTAAATTACCGCTTGATGATGCGTCAAAAATACCAACTGCAACTACTGTTCCATAATCAGCTGTAGCTGTTGGATATTCAACTGCTGCTGCGTTTGTTGCGGTTGTTGGGTTTGTGCCAGAAACATTAAATGTAGCTGTTTGTCTTGCGTATGCGCCACCGCTTACTTCTGTTCCGCCACCAGTATCAGTTGGTGCTACAGTAAACAAAGCCACATGTAATGTTGATGGTGCTGTAAAAGCATTACCACCAAATACATGGTCTAAAACTTTATCTTCTAAATAATCGCTAAATCCAGACATTTATATTCTCCTAATTGTTCTTCATATAATATATGTTTTTAGCAGCTTTGCCATAGGTTTTTCTTCTTTGCATAAGAGATCCTTTGCCAAATTCTGCTTTTTCTTGTTGTAACCTAATTTCTTCTAAGGCTTTTTCAAACTGTGTTGTAAATAAAGGTATTCGTTCATCCTCCATTAAAAATACAGATGCGTGCTTCAAAGCACCATAGAGATATGCGTCTGGATGATTTAATGAAACAAAATTTGTTGTGTTGCTATCGCTTAAAGAATCTACTTTACCATAATATGTCAGTTGTAAAGTGTAGCTTGTATCTGGTGTTGGCGCTAATTCTAAACTTTTGTCAACGATTGCATAATAAATAGGTTGACCTGTTGCGTTATCTATTGATTTTCTATATACATCTAATGATTCTATTGATTGTTGAAATAGGGGTGTAAAGTCATTTGATGTTATTTCTATGTTGATTGCTTCTAACCAGTCAGTTGGTAAAGTAAGATATTGCGAGTCAGCTGTTGCTGTCGCTCTTTTTACCATATCTTTTGTTCTTAATCTTCTGTTGAGTTCGCCTTCTGTAGCATCAATAAAAAAATCTAGCTGATCTGTAAGATCTGATCTATTTAAAAAATTAGCTATGTTTGTTTTTAATTCTGCGTATGTCATATTCTGCCTTTCCAGGTTCTAAATAGTCTATTGTCAGGATCATTAAGCCATTTTTTCAATGCTTTTTTATCATTAATTGATCCGTCCCTAACCATCTGTTGATATATTACCATAGGAATCTCTGCAACATGACGAAATTCTTTGCCTGGTTTGTATTCAGACAAATTTTTTACATAGTCTAGGGTGGGTTGTATGTTTTGTTTGGTATGACAAATCATCTTATCATCTTCAGTAGCAAAGATGTTTTCACTATTTTTAGAATAATCTAATACAGTTTTTGTTGCCATGATAAAGTGTGGGGGCATACACCCCCACATTACTAGCTATTAACCAGCGTCAGTTGATGAAACTTTAACATCAGCAATAATACCATGTGCTGCTTCATTC